ATGGCTAATGGAAAGCGATCCGTAGCACTAGTAAGATCTATTGACCATGCAATTTCTCCATTTTGGAGTTTGGGCATAGCCCACTCCACGATGGATAGTTGGTCATGGACACAGCTCTCAGGCATGCTTTTCAAAAAAGCATCGCAGGCTCTCTGCAAACGAGAAGTAGCAATCTGGATACCCAGCAACGGGCTGGCAACATACCTCAGCTTTAGGCCGCGGTCTGCTGTCAATGCACAGATTTTTCCAACTACTTCCGTATGATGGTCCCAAAAGGACTTACGTCCTTTGGACATTAGGACCATGCTTAATGAATAATCAGCGTCCCAAATGTGTTTAAAGACATTTGAGTTGTTTCTTACGACATTAGGGCAGTTATCTAAAAGTGTGTGAAAGTGGGACTCCGGGGTGAGGTCTTTAGAAACCTTACCTACAAACGGTGCCTTCTTCACATCACTCAAGGGTATGTGTTCTTGAAAGGTGGCAATGCTAGAAATAGCTTTGCCCTTTTTCAAGTCCTGAGCAGAGATGGTTACTCTAGGGAGGGAAACTTCTTTTGGAAGTTTACCCTCGATTGAGTTAGCATAATCAATCCATTGATACACGGTTGGGGGTTTCGAAACCCATCGACCGTATACCCTAGCGACACGATCCATACGGATAGCATCTTTTCTAGAAATAGATGATTTAGTGAATAAGATCCCAAAGGGGCCAGAAACCTGACCCTTCCGGTTTTTCTTAAACCCTGACCAATTGCCGCTCAAAAGAGCAGCCTTAACCGATTTCAACCGTTTCACGACGAAGGCGATACCGTTTTCAGTTTCGAGACGCTTGAGCTCCGCCAAAAGGCAAAGCGATTGCATCTTGCTCAATCGTTGTGACAGGAAAATTTCATGCAACAAGTGTGATTCTTTCATTGTTATGACCATTGGGCCTCCAAGAAAAGGAGCTTAAACCCGGGTGGGATTAAGCAATCGTCCACTGTCGAGTGGGTGTAACCAAACAGATATGTTAAGTTCTAATTATCACGTATAATCGCCTTCTGGCGGTCCACATTGATAAGTATTTTCATAGCAATCTGTTCAATTACATCCAGATTCTCTTCAGTGTATTGAATTTTATCAATCGTTAATTCTATTGACTTAAGGGATGGCTCATTTGCCATCGGTTTCACCACGCTGTCATACACCGCAGCTTTCTGTACATTATCCTTAGCACCGCCTACTTTCTTTCTAGCTATAGCAGTAGTAATCGCAAATAGCGCACGATTCAGCTCCCTCCTTTGTTGTTTGTTTTGGAGTCTTTCTCTAAACAAAAAGGTTAAGGGTGAAACTGAGTTAGTTTTGCTAGCTTTCATTAAAGCAGTTAAACTGGAGAGTAGTAAGCCGCGAAGGGCCTCATCATCAGATGAGGTGACAGAAGCTGAAGGAATAAGCACGGTGGACCTCTTAAGGTAGAATTAAAGATCTAGGTTTCAAACCTAGGGCAAAACGGGCGAAGC